TATCCTTGAAATCTTTGTTTAGCAGAATCAATAAGTGCTTGTTCCATTGCCTGTTGTTGAGCGCCTTGTTGAGCAAGGTTCTTAGTGACTGTCTGACCCATGCCGAAGCCTAAGTTAGAGATGTCTGCTAGTTGTCCTGCTGCCCCTAATCTTTGTTGAGCGCCTTGTAATCCTGACGAAACATTGAATTGGTCAACATTCATTCTGTTGCCTATGTCTGCTAATGCGGCTTGACCTGCTTGTTGGAATCCTTGCTGTCTTAGTCCTGCTGATGATTGAGCAAGTTGGTCAACAATACTTCTTCCCATCTCACCTGTTGCAACACCGTGACGTGAGCCACCGAATGCGTTAGCCGCTGATGCTTGTGCGTTTAATTCGTTTAGTCCTATTGCACCACCACGTAGTATGTCAGACTCATTAGCCTTAATAACTTCAGTAGTGTAGGGGTTCATGTAAGGAGTTAGGCTAGTTGTTGCTAACTGTCCTGCTCCTACTGTAGAAGGCGTATATCCCATTCCTGCTGCTGTATTAACACCTGCGCCTTTAATACCTTGGGCTGCTAGTTGATTAATGTTTGGGTTTGTTGCTATTCCACCTGTTGTTGGTCCACCTGCCATAATCTACTCCTAACTAAATAAGTTGTTATATTTTGCTACATCAGAAGATTGTTTTGTTTTCAACTCTGCTAATGCTTGGTCATATAAAGGCATTCCACTATAACCTTGAACACCGCCTGAATAAGTAGTAGGTGCTGATAGTCCTTGTAGTGGGGTTAAAGAGCCTGGTGCTGATAGACCAAATGCTTCTGACGCTCCGATGTTCTGCCTCATTGCTTCTGTCTGAGTAGGATTAAAGGCTGCCATATCAGGACCTTGCCAAGGCATATAGCCTATCTTTTGTGTCTCTTCTGCTCGTGCTAAATTCCTAATAGATGGTTGTTTTAACCAATCAGGTATCTCTGTCTTTTGCGTTGTGCTTCCGCCTTTTCCACCACTCATATTAAAACTCCTTTGCCATAACGACCTGTTGTTCTTTCCAGCCGTCTTTATTTAATATTTTCTTCCACCCTTTTCTTCCTGATAAGGTCATTCCATCGCACCCTTGAGCCTTAGCCCATTTTACTGCATCTGAGTGCATATCTGTTATCTGTTCAAGTTTTCCTCCTGCCAAGAAGACATGAAGGACTTTTTTATTAGGATACACTACTATCTCTGTCACAGCACAGCCTTTTTTCCCTGACCATAATTGCATATTTCCACTCATTACACCGTCAACAACATCAACAAAATTATGTGTGTCGCCACCCTTGTCTAAGGCAGACTGAATCCAATCTCTACATCTTAGTAAGTCTTCTTTAATATTCATGGGTCTAGTTTAACTTTAACCCAAGCACCGTTCTTAGAAACTATTGGGCATTGATTGACGGCATCCCACATTAGGATTCCGTCTTCTGATGCTGAGTCACCGCTCTGTTTAAAACGCAACGCATCTCTAGTACGAACTAGGAATGCGTTTAACTTCTCACCCCAACTATTCCAACTAGGACCTAGTGGGGGTGGTGGAATAGGCGCACTCATCTAGTTCCACCTGCTTTAGCATCTATTCTCATGATGCCTGAACGCCAATTATGGTATCCGTTACCTTCAATCTTTATCCTTACTTGCCTACCTGTGAATCTGACATCTGTTGGATTGGTCAATGTATAAGGTCCGTGTGTAGTTTCTGTATCGTTAGGGTACATTCTAGTCTTGAAAGAAACCTTTACCTCACCTTGAACCTTCTCATCAGGAATAAGGCTTGTTACTCTCATAACAGTATCACCATTTCCAAGACTAATAGGACCTGATTCAGCATAAGGTACTGCTGTTCCATGATTAATGCCTGTCTCTTGATTGATTAGATTTCCACTAGCATCACTCCAAATAGGATTATCGAATACACCTCTATCAATACAAGCAGTTCTTCCAAGGCTTCCTATTGCCCAATGCGCTTCTTTGTAGTCTAATAATACATAACTGTCATTTTCTTTAGATGAACCCGATGGATAAAACCACCAAATCTCACCAAACTGAGAGTTATGTACTGCGTAAACTTTGCTAATTTGGTTTCTATTGATGTTATCAAACACATAGTCTAATACATCACATTTAATCTCGGTAGCCACTGAACCATCAAACGTATAGAACGCCTTGTGACCCATCCAAAAAGCACCCTCATCTACTGCAACAGCAGACTTACGAGAAGCAACACCACAAGCAGTACCAACACGCTCAAAACCATAAACGAAAGGTGGTCCTTGATAGGTTGCTATATGGGCATCTTGGTCTGTAAGGATAAGACTTCTACCTCTCATTCTAACACCACATATAATCTGACCTTGGGTTTGTAATTCAAAGTCACCTGCCTCGTTTGTTGCGGATGCTGTCCATACAGTGTTGTCTTCTCTGTCTGACCACTGAATCTTACGAGGGTTTCCACCTGATGCTAGTGCGAATACAAATCTTTCTTCTGTTACTAACATTGATTTGTTGTTTACAGGTGCGTTAGTTAGTGCCGTTGGTAAAGTAGAGATGCTTAACGTCCACTCGTATATCTTGCCATCATCTACTGAACAACCTAATAAATTCTGACCCCATGTATCTAATGACCATGTTGTAGCCTCTTGATAAACACCTGTTGATGTTCTTGCCGTGCCATAGTTACCTGTACCCCAATAACTACCACCATAAGCAGTATTAACTGTCGCGTCCACACTTCCTGATGTTAAACCTACAGGAGTTATGTCAGACACAGTGTTTGATACATTTACATAATATAGTTTATTGTATGTTCCTGCTACCAAGTTAGTACCTGAAGTATTGTCAACCCATGACAACATTGCTCTTGGTGCTGATGCAAACGCTGAAGCCTTCTTAGTTACCCATCCGCCCACAGGACGCATTGAGCCATCGTGCCAACGAACAAGATTAGACTCTCTCCATCTATTAGATGATTCAAAGTCAGTTCCGTTTCTATGTACACCAGGGGGTAATTGTAATGGTATTAATGACATTATTTATCCTATGCTGCTATTAAGGTCCACACTTCTGAACCTTCTGAAATTATTTCCCATTGCTCGATTGCTTCTGAGCTGACTGATGATGTTGATGTTATTGCCACTACAACATCTATAACTCTCAAACCTAACACTGTCGATGTTGCTGTCGATGTTGTCGTACCTGACGCTAAGTAAACTGCTTCAGCAGTAATGGTCACTGATGCAACAGGAGATATAGTAATGGTTGGCTGTTGTATCCTCTCAGGAGAAACAACCGTTGTTGAACTAACACTGACTGTAGCACTACTACTCTGTACTCTGTTACAAGTGGCAGAAGTAGATGATATACCTGCTACAATTAATGAGTTTTCACGCTTACGAACATAGACAATACCGACAGACGAAGCACCTGCTGATATTGCATCTGACTCCCTAACCCTTGTTGAATCAGAAGAAAAAGAACTGTTAGCCGTAAATTGAATACTTACATCAACATACTTAATCTGTTCACCACTACAGGTTACAGAACTTGTAGCCGTTATTGGTGCTAAACCGTCTTCTAAATCGGCTGTGGAATACTTCGCTCTATTGTATTTCCACTGATTGTATAACATTAGTTAAGCGTTATATCTAAGTCACCTGTAGGAATACGGAACACATCGCCTGAATCAATAGTCTTTGCTGACGATAGAGTGGCGTAAGCCATTAGGTTACCTGATGTTGAGGCATCGAATACACCAACGTGAGTAACTGAACCCCAAGTACCTGTTGCTGTAGGAAATTCTACTGCTGCAGAGTTGCTTGTTGTGTCGCCTGAAGTTGAGAATGCTACAGTTTGACGAGCGTAACCACTACCCGATAATTCCGTACCACCACCTGCTTCGCCTGGTGCTGCTGTGTATAAAGCCACATAAATTGTTGATGGGGCAGTGTAAGCCGCACCTGCAAATACGTGGTCTAGTATTTCTGTTTCTAAAAAGTTTGAAAATGACATTGTTTTCTCCTATTGAGACTAACCTAAGCCTCTTATTTTTAATTTTAATCCTGAGCCGCTAAACCTAGCGTTTTCAGACGATTGATTTAATTGCGTTACTGATGCAGAATACATCTGCGCCCACACAGCAATCCTCTCATCTTCCCCTAGATACGGTGCTGAATGTAGTAACGCTCCGTAGAGGTAAACATCAGGTGCTTCTAGTAAAAGCCAATTATTAGCATTACTACTACTTAGTGCTGTTGGTTTAGCATAGTAGAGTAACTCTAATTTAGTGTCTGCCGATGGTGTTGGGTATAGTTGTATCTGACCATCTGCGTGTGTGTAATGTGTTGGCGTTCCTGAAGCGTCTTCGTTAGACGCTCTCTTGTCTGCCATAGAAGCCCTTGACATTAAATCAAGAGGACTTGTTCCATTAGCAGTTAAGTGTAGTCTAATTGTCTCTAACCAATCGCTCGGTGTCTTCATGTATTCATCGTTCTTACTTATAGAACCGCTTGAACGTGTCTCCATGTTCAAATGACGAATGTCTCTGTTAATCTGTGCTTCTGCTAATGCAATGAAGTTCTCAATAGCCGAAGTTAGGTCATCCCTGTTAAGAAAGTCTGCTACTGCTGTCTTTAGCGTAGTGAACGTATTTATAGCCATGATTTATTATATCCCTATTAATTTTTGTGTGGGTAGTTATTGACCACCGTAATATGATTTCCAATGATTCCTTTCTCGGTTCGGATATTCCTCTTCAAACTTAGTCATTGCATGGTCATACGCTAATTCATCGAAAGTTCCACCTTCATCCCAAGCGACATCATACTGTCCTGGTCCTGTACTCTTATATCCTGCTGATGTAATAAACATGGACTTTTTTGGCATTAACCCTTTGTAACGATTCTCGTCCTCTTCGGTTCTAAATCTTGGATAGTCATCTGACCTACCCATGACGGCAGAAGCATCTTCACCAAAGAAAACAGGTTGTGTATATTCTTGCTCAGTATCAATGTTAAGGAAGTTCAACAATCCTGTCAACAGTGTAGTATTTGGGGGGTTGTCGTATATTGCTGACATAGCATCAATCGGCTTATCTTCATCGTCTAGTAATCCTTGCATAATTATCCCTTAATTGAATAAACTGTTCATTGGCTTAGTTACTTTCTTCTTGATTTTTAATAATCCTTCACCATCGTCTGTTTGTGTTTCTTCACCGCCTAATAGTCCACCTGTAGGAATTGCTGCTGTAGCGTATCTCTCTACACCATCATCAACTTTGCTAGAAGTCTTACGAATTACACCATCTCCTACATAAGAGCCTTTTATATTCTCTCTCTCAAACTCAACACCCATCTTCTTCCAAAAAGGAACGGCACTTTTCTTTATGGAATGAATCTTGAACTCATCATTAACGAAGTCTGATTGTATCAATGAGTCAATAATCTTACGACCTATTCCCTTCTTCTTATCTTTAATGTTCAACTCAACAAGACCACGTATCTTACCTGTGCCATCTTCCACAAATAACTCAACATCACCAAGGATGTAGTCATTAGCGTTAGCCATATCATCATTCTTAGTTATTGCTTTCATATCATACACAGTGTATTTAAGTCTAGTCTCATCTCCCTTAGAGTTTCCTGAGCGCATTCCACCTACTAATGCAATATCATCATTAGCAAGTTGTTCCATACCAAGCCCAACATCCTCTCTTTCTAATGCAAGAGATTTAGTAGGTTTCTGACCTAGTACACCATCGTCTGCTTTATGGGCTTTGTTCCATGTATCGGTGAGTTGTTGCTTGGTTTTGATAACATTTTTATTCCACACCCCAATATTTTTAGCCCACGGAACTTCAGATGTAATCTGACCGTCATAACCTAAGTCTTTTAATATAGCCTTAACTTCGGGCAATTCAGAAAAATGCGCTTTTCCATCCTTTATTCCTTGAACTATTTGACTATCAGTAAAAACTGCATTATCTTTTTTTAATCTGCTTTTTATTTCAGATACTAATTTAGCAGACGGTTTTCTCATATCAACAAGGTTGGCAGAGTCATCTAACACCACTTCATTTACAACTGATTTATTACCACCAAATGATTTAGCATAAGTTGGGTTGTCTGACATATAGAAAGCACCCCAATCATCGCTTATATTTCCAATTTCATCTATCTTTGTTCCACCATGATAAACGGTTGTACCTTGAGCCTTAATAAAGTCTTCCGCATTATCAAACTTCATGGGGTCTGTTGTCTGACCTAATACACCATCATCAACTTTGCTATTAACTGTAGGAACTGCGTTCTTCTTTGTTTTAGGCGTGTCTATGTTTCTAAGTAAACCTTTATCTTCTAGATTCATCAGAATCTTTTCATCAACAACCCCACCCTTGGCGCTCATAGTAAGTGAGCGATAATCGTGTGCGGTTGGATTGCTTGAATCTACAACTCTTCCCAAAGAATCAGGTGTTAATAAATCATACGCACTTATCTGCTCTTTTATCTTCCCAATAGGGTCACCCTTTAACGCCTGAGCGTATGAAGGATGATTAGAGATATTAGTCCTATTCATGTCTAATTGACCAATATTCATAAGACTAGTATTTGGCACGTCTAACTGATTAACGTCACTAATAGCAACTCTTGCTTCAGGTAAAGAAATACCAATCTCTCTGAAATCTCTGTCCAATATCTGTTGTATTGCTTTTCTTTGATTGCCTGTAGTGTTGTTAAGTATCTCCGCTAACTTAGGTGAACCTAAGCCCTTCCATGAAGGCAACACCTCTTTAATACTCTTATTTAATGCGGATTTCTGCGCTCTAGACAATACGCTGTCCGCCATATTTATCATTAACTCTGTTGTTTGGTGAGTGAAGTCAACACCTGTTGGCTTCATAGCGTAAGGCATAAATAATGGGTCTTGACCTGTTGCTTCTTTTAAAGCGTTGGCTCTATTTAATACCGTAGTATTTGCACCAGGTGCTGATGCCCAAATGTTTCCCTGTAAGTAGTTTTCAGCATTACGCATATAATTCTGACCGCCCCTTAGTGGAACTCCTTCATTCAACTCAATATCATTTACGTGAGTTAATACCCTACCTGCCTCAGACCTATCTGCCATTCCTGTTATAAAAGGCTTTCCCTCTAAATCAACAATAGATACTTCAGGTACTTTAATTAGATTATTGTCTGATGTTTCAGTGGTTACATCCTTGATTTTATCCATCTCATTTACACGCTTGTATCCTGCGGTGTACTGTGAATTGATATCTCTCATGTCCTT